ATGGACATGGCCTATATCCCAGAAGGTATAGACTTTGGCTGTAGGTTCGTAGGGATAGAAACCTATCTGGCCATTGAGCATGATGGCGTTCATTTCCTTGCCGAAGTAGGTGCTTTCGCCGTAGTCAGGCAGTTCGCCCATGATGCGAACGCGATATTCATTGGAATTTTCACCATATTTTTCACGGAGGTCTTGTTCATATTGGCGACCAGCGACGCCGGGTATGAGTTCCTGGCCGGTAATAAAGTTAGGGGTATCTTTGACGGCGATGGCTATTTGGTTCCACCCGCTTTCCGGCTGGAAGCACTCGGCGAAGTTTCCTTGCGGACTGGTGGGGTTGCCTATAACCAGCCAACGGGTAAAACCAGAAGTCAAGAGGTGCTGTGCGGCCTTCCAGAGTTGGGGCATGATCCCGGCAGCCTCGTCAAAAATAACCATTACGGAATCATTGTGATAGCCTTGAAAGGCGGTGGCTTCGAGCGTAACCGTATCAGGTTTGGCGGCGAAGCCCAGGGCGTACCATTTCTTGCCTATTTCGTCCTGAAGGTCTAATTTACACCGGCTGATTCGTCCGCCCAGTGGTATTTTAGCGTTGGAATGTGCTTGACGAATTTCACGCCAGAGAATTTCGATTACTTGACGAAATGTGGGACTGGTAGTTATTACCGTGGCTGGATTATGGCAATAAAGAAACCATAAAGCCAACCTGGCAGCACAAAAAGTTTTTGACACGCTATGCCCCGCACGGACGGCGGTGCGTGGATTGTCTCTAACGCTTTCGGCGATCTCCGCCATTTTGCTCCAGACATGGCCAGGGGCCACGTCCAAGGCTTCGGTCAGGAACCTGATAGGATTGTCTCTCCAAATCTTCCGGCGTTTAGAGAGGCTCTGCGGGCTTATGGTTTCTAGCGGCATCTATTTCGTCCAGCGAGTTAAAGGCAGATGCAAGGGTTGTTATGGTCATCGAGCTTTCTACTTTTTCTGTCCACATTTTCAGGTGTTTGCCTAGAAGTTCCAGGGCGGCATGGGCGGTTTTAGGGTCTTTGCGATAAAGGGTAATTGAACCATCTCGCCTTTTATATTCCTTGATTTCCAAACCGTATTCGGCCATCTCTTTTAATTTTCCAAGAACGTACCTAGCGTTGATTCCTAATTCAGCCAAGAGTTCATTGTTCAATTCTTCGAGCCGTTCCTGGATTTGAGGAAGGGCCAGCAATTCCTTCGCTTTTTTGCCGGCCACCGAAGGTTTGTAGCCAACACTGATAGCCGCCTGCTTGCCATTAAAATCCTTGACGTAGGATTGCGCGAAGCGTTCATGGCGGATTTTACTCAGAGGAGGCATCTTTTAATTCTCCGAGACTTTTAGCATCATCAGGTTTATCCTGCGGGTTCTGATTTGCCGGAGCAAGCACTGGACAAGCGGACTCAGGTTTATTTCGCAGACACCACCAATTTCGCCCGCGCCATTCTCGATAGCCACAACTACTAGCTTGCTTGTTCGGACAAGGACAAGGCTGCATCTTTGATTAAGCTCCGGCATTTTCGGTTCTCAGAAAACCCTTGGGGCCTGGGACTTTATTTTCTTGGGGAACATTGCTCCGTTGGCCCCTTGGGTTATCAACTTTCAAGAAAAACCATAAGCAAAACAGACAGGAAACTTATCAGCCATCCAAAAAAAAACCAGAGACAATTTGCAGGGGAGTTATTTTTTGCCAGTAGAAATACAATTTCGCACCTATTTCGGAGGCGGGGTGGCCAACAGCGTTTTCCGGCCCTTCACTGACGAATAAACGCTGATAGCTACCAACAGAATCGCACCTATGCCGTTGGCGGCTTGACCGGCCAAACTTTGACTTTCCAAAGAATCCATACCCAGTTTAGCAGCCAGAACCCAGGCAATTCCGCGAGTTACCAAACCAATGACCCAAGCTATCAAAACTTTGTTGTCCATCTTAAAAGCCTCCCAAGCGAGTTTAAGAAAACCACTAAAGACTCACGCCAGCAGCCGCCAAAGCTATGGTCAAGAGTATCTTCATCAGGCCCATTAACGCCGCTTTCCCCAAGTCGTTCTGGGCCTTGTTCTCTACATTCGCCGCCTGCCATTCTGAATTGATCTTTCCCCATTCCGTCAGTAAATCTGAATTTGGCAGTTTTTTGAGAACATCGGTATAAGCCGTATAAATATCCCCGGAAATGATCTTGGAAAGCCAAGCCTGAAGTTCCTCGGCCGTCATCGACAGAAACGCCGGCCCGTAAGTAACAGCCCAACTCGATAGCTCCGGAGGTAGTTTCCCTTTTAACTCGTCTAACATCATGCCAAATTCCTCTTTTTGTAGGCGAGGTAGGCGCAATCCCGTTCACAAAATAAACCGCCTTTTTCTGGTTTGAAAACATAAGCGTCCAATTGACGCAGACATCCGTTGCACCTACTCCTTTTAGGCGGCGCTAGTTGGTATTCACCTCGTAGGGGTTTGTTAACCAAGGCCATTTATTACTCCTTTCTGTCCCTGGCATCACGAAACCGCTGCCATGTCGCCGCCTGCAAATTCAAGGCGTTGACCATCTCTGGCTGGCTCAGTGTACCTTGGGTCGCTCTAAGGGCCGTCTCTTGCGACAAGGCCGCCGTACGGTCCAGCAAGTCAGAATACTCGCTCGACATATAAACGCACCCAGACATCAAAATTATCAAAACAATCATCACCCCAAAACAACCAATATTCTTTGCCATTACAGAACCTCCACTTTGACCATATCCCCCATCTACCCCCATGTTATACACTTCCTAATTCCCAAGTCAAATAAAAAATCCAAAAAAAAAATTAACCCTAACGCTAAATGTTACCTCACGCCTTTTGTTACACTATATATGCTACACACAATATATAGTATGCCCCAAAATTTGTTATTTGCCTAATCTTAACTTGCGAGACTGTCTTTCTGTCAATAAAATGTCTTTTTTGCCGCCGTTACATTCCTGGCAAGCCGTTACAAGGTTGGTTTCTATAGATTTACCACCATTGCTTTGTGGATTTATATGGTCAACAACGAGTTTTGCTCCGTCTTGAGGTGTTTTTCCGCAATATTGGCATGTAAAATTGTCTCTGGCAAGTATGTTAAATCGCAAAGATAAATATGCCGGTTCTTTAGCAGGCGAAATTTTACGGCGAAATCTGGCTGCCTCGCCTCGGCATTTGTCCGAACAGTATTTCTGCCCTGGCCTACGGATTTTAGTGGATGTCGAAATGTACGAATGGCACATTACACATTTCGGTAAGCCTATTGTAAAATCTATACCTGGAAATTCATCCCGTCTTTTTAACATCTAAAACTCCTAATTTTGGCCTATAAACGATTATTTTATGGTAAGTGGTCCCCATCCGCCTTGTCAAGAATATTGTTTCATCCTACGCAATCCTGGACAGCCTACAGCAATCGTAGTACCAATGCTAAGACTACTAAACATCTATTTCCCAAAAATCCCCCAAAATTTCCACGGAGGGGGTACTATGATGCAAGTCGGGGGCCGCAAACCTGGGGGTGGGGGGGGGCCTCGGCTGGGAAAGCATGCTTTAGTATTTGGTAAGCTGGAGGGTTTGGGTAAGATAGGCAGTCTATAGGGCCTGTGCAGTGGCTACATCGTCATCTTGCGACCAATCTGTAATCGAAACTGCTTGCCATATTCTGCGTGATCTTGTGTGCGTACTAAGTCAGCCCATAATCGTTTGAATATACGTTGTTCGTTGTTGATTATCTCTTGTTTTGAAGTTTTTGTTTTTTTTGCATCTGATTTGTCCATTATTAGCTCAATATCGAGGGTTACTGGTAATCATAAGTCGCTATTATTATCTGACACGCCATAGGTTACATAAAATACTGCATTACAGCGATTGAAAAACACATACCCATACGGGCCACCTATTTCTCTCGCAAGGGCACCGCTAGGCCCTACTACGCCAGCCAAGAGCAGACGTAGCGGCATAGTCAGAGCGTGTGTGGCGGTATCCAGCCGCGATGTGTGCGTTGCAAGCTGGCGATCCAAGACTCGATGGGCTTGCTTATGGCTGGATTGGCGATGAGCTGTGCCAACATGGTCGTGGCCTGGACAAGCTGGCTGTTGTGGGCTGGGGCTTCGAGCCGTCTGGAGTCGATGAAGGCGTACAGGCTGTCGGCGATGGTTGCTAGTTGGTTACACGCTGGGAGTAGGCTCTGGGTTGACTGCACGAAGGTATCGTACTCTATCTTGCCTATATTATCTAACGCATCCAGGCGGGAAATTGTCTCGAGATTGCTCGCATCAGATCGAGAAACATCCCGACGAAAACCCCCAGCACCATGAAAGCCGCCCACCACATCACAAGGCTCAACGCCGACACCACTAATACGCGTAATATCGCTAGAAACCGTGCTTCTACCATCTTTTCTCCCTTCTATAATTTGCCCATTGTTAGCCGTTGTTAGCTCAGATTGCAACTCGTCCTGAGACGTCTTTAGCTGTTTTTCGCGTTTTCGCCTGCGATAAAGACGTTTTGCTATTCTCCAATAAGTTCTAGCTGAATCATCCTGACTTGTTTTTTCGTTTTCCGTTTCCATACTAAAAGGGAATAAGGTCGCCTTTCATCAGCGAATTAGGATTGAAAGCGTCTTGATTGATTACTGTTTTTTGCAATCCTTGAGTTATTATACTACCAAGAACCCCCCTATCTTCCGTAGGTTCCTTCCCCCGTTTTTGTTCGCATTTGGCCAAGATTGTTTTGATGCTGGCTGGCGATCCATTTTTGATTCTGTCGAGATAGCACTGGTAACAGAATTGCCTGCAGGTTCCGGCTTTGTGTAGGCAGATAAAACAGGTTTGGGGATTGCAAAGTTTAGCGTCGTGGAGTATTTGCCGGGCCTTGTTTTTGGCGTCCAGGTCGTTTGGGCTGACATAAGCTATCCAGTGTCCACCTCGTCTATGGGTATAATCCTGGCAATGGCGGTGTAGGTAATCCTGGCTCGGAACCATCCATTCGCCGTTTTCGTTTAGCTTAGCCAGCCATTCATAGGTTTCCATGTCTCCAATATGTCCTTTGCCATTTTCGTCTAATCGCTCACATATAAAGCAGATATAAGAGAGTTTTTTCGGGATTCCGCGTTGCGGGCTGTCGGTCTGCCAGTCTTTGAGCAGGTCTAGGAAGTCCGGGAGTGGCGGTTCTATCCTTTGCCCACCTTTGATCTTATAGAAACGCTCTACGCAAGCCAGGGCAGCTCCCAGGCCGTAGGGCAAGAGAATATCAGCCCATATAGCCTCTTGATCGGTATTGGCTGTCCAGCGGGGCCATAAAGACTTGAGTCTAGCTATCACCTTTCCTGTATCTGCTTTATTCATAGTATTTTCCCTGCCTTTTTGAGTTTATCACGTTGTTCGAGTCTTTCGGTTATTGCTGCTGCGTCCTGTTCGACGGTTAGCCTGGTTGGTAGAGCCTTGGCTTCCCGGATTCGCCTGGTAAGCCAGTTATTGATGGTGAGTTTATGGTTTCTGGTTTTAACTTCTTTGGGATGCTGTAGCAGATAGTCCTCCAGCTCCAATATCATTTCGTCTATGGCGATTTTAGTATGTTTTGCTAACAGCCAGTCATAGTCGGTCTGTGTTAGTCTGACAGCTTGGCAACTATCGAAAACTAAGTAGGTCGGTACAGGAGGATTACCATAATCCGACCCCATTACTATACTATCCTTTCCTTTAACCAATCCTTTAACAGAAAGAAGGGATTTACTGCTATTGTAGGATTCCGGTAGGTCTATCGTACTGCTATCGTAATTAGGATATTTACTGGGACGTGGTTTCTGGATATATTGCAAATCTTTCCAATTGGGGATAGCTAGATAGTAAGTGTCATTGACGGCGTACTTTATGATAGAGCCTACCCGTACCAGTTCTGTCAATAATAGACCGATCTTTACCTTGTTACTGGGGAAGATTAGGCTCCTGATGAGTACCTCATCCCATTCACCCCTTCCCTCATCATCACAGTAATTATTGAGACCTAAAAGTAAAAGTCGTGCCCACGGCGACAGTTGACGTACTCTTTTCCCTGCCCAAAACTCTGGACGGAGGCTTCTAATTCGCATTTTTACCTCCCTTCAGATAAATATCTAACAAATACCGTTGAATTTCAGACGCCTGTAATCTTTTCTTCTGCCATCGCGGGTCTTTCAGCTTTTGCAGGTATGTTGTTGAATTGGTCATAGTCGGATCCTAAAAACAGGCCAAGCCCGAAACAGATGACTCAGACATACGGTTAAGGCATGTTTGACTGTCCGGGCCTGGCATTTTTCGGTATTGGTGATATTCCGTTATCCGAGTCATAACGGACATGGTACGTGGTCTCATCCTGCGTGTCAAGCATCTTTTTATATTTTCTTCGGGGCGTTACAGGTTTGGCAAGGGGTTTGACAGCTAATCAAACAAACCAAACTGAAAATTAACAGGGATTCTTGTCCATTTGTGTTTATTACATTTTGAGCAAGCGACTCTTATATTTCGGTAAGAATGTTCTCCACCTTTAGACAATGGCCAGACATGGTCCATTTCCCATTTATCGCATAGGACTTTCTGACCGCATAAATAGCATTTTCCCTTACCCCTGGCATATATCTCTCGCCTGTCTAAAACAGGTAAATGCCGACGATATAAGGCTCTATGTCGAGCTACATATTTTTTGCCAGTCTCATATCGCTTAATTCTTCTCCATATTACAGCCTGATCGTCTTTTGATAGTGCATACAGACTTTTTAGCTTTAGTGTGCCAAAATCCGGTCCGGCACGCCAGATTATGGTTTTTACTTGGGCCGATAATCTTTTAGGCATTTTTCTACTAATCAATAAAGCCAAACCCGGCCAGGATGCAAGCTATAGTCCCGAAGGAATAGCACTGGCGCAGGTTTGGCATATTTTGTATAAGGGGATCGGAAAGATAGCTTGCATATCAATATGATAAGGGGAATCCTGAACGAAGTCAAGAAATTTATCCTTCAACAATTCTGAAGATTCTTTTTAGCCATAAGTCTATTGTTTGGCGATGCTTAGTCAATCTCTATCAAATATATATCATTTTGTCTCAAGATTTATAATTGACATTGACGATAACATATATTATGATTCAAGATCAGAAAGCGAGGTACAAATCATGAAACTCAATTACAGAAGCATCGGCCAGCGATGCACAATGGATACGAAGACTGGCAAACGGTGCCGACTACCCGCAGGCATGATAGCCGGCGGATTGGCTGTGTGTCCTTACCACGTTCACGCTGCTGAGCGGCTGTTCCGAGAAGTCTGTGAAAACAATAAAAATAACCCGGCGTTTCAGCCTGTTGCGGCTGCTGCTGCCCGGGATCAGTCAGAGTGTAATTACTATCATAGCTTCAACCAAGTATGATTCGGGCAGTATCGAACATCACTTTTAGGATAGGAGATCAAAACATGAACACAGCAGAAACGGTAAAAGAGATTTTTGGCGGGCCGATTTACTCTTATAGCCGAGCATGGGCTATCGAAGACGGAGTCCTGGTTGACCTGGGGCAAGATAAAATGCTAGAAGTGTGCCAGCAGCACTATAAACATCCCATAGCGTGTACGGCGGCTGTTTGGGGCATTATGGAGCGGGCAGTGGCTAACAAGCGACACGGCAACGATTTCGCCGGTGTTCTGCATGATATGTTATGGATGAGCCGGAAATACTGCCGTAAACTGGATGAATCAACAGTGATTTTCCAGGTCAAAATCACCGGGGCCGGTCGCCAATCTGTTTATGATTTCAAGTTACTTGTCGGGCCAGGCGACAATGCCGAGCCAGTGATTACGATTATGCTGCCGACTGAAGATTAGGGCTTGTATCACCGGGCCTGAAGGAGCTAATAATTGAAGATAAACAAGACAACTTTCGCGGGTATAAGCAAACGGTATAGATATTTTCGCGTAGAAAAACACAACCGCCCGGAGTGTCCACGACCAGTTTATGATTTAATCAATAATCGGTCAGGGGATTTATTGGGAGAAATATCCTATTATGGCTTATGGAAACAGTGGGTTTTTATTCCCTTTGAAAATACGGCTTGGAGTATTGATTGTTTGATAAATGTAAAAGATTTCATGGGCAGCCTATGAGAAATAAGCATTTGACTGAAGATGGTAAGGTCGTAAGTTTGGCTCGCAAGGACCTGATGGCCGAAGATGGAACGGGGAAACGATTCTGGAATAAAGGAGCTGAAAATGACTTTTGAGGAATATCGAAACATTCACGGTTTGAGTATCTCAGAGGTGATTGCCTTGCCAAGCGAAATACGTCTATCCCGACTAATGGATGGTTATTGGCGATGGGCAAATAACGAGTTAATTGACGGTGTTTTGGATTTACGCCCGGCGGAGATTTTTCAAGAAGCATGGAATCTCTGCAAAGAGGTAATGGTGTTCCAGCATCTAGACCAGGACGCGCGGGCGGCGGCAGAAAAAGCGGAAGCTAAGATACAGGCCGTCCGGCAGTTAGAGCAAGCCAACGAGGAACAGGGGTTCGAGGTTAATGTTAGTTAAAATAATTTGCATTTATCTTGTTTTTACCCTTGACAGCTTAGTAACAGAAGTTATGATGTCTAAGGGTAAAAAGGAGCACAAATAATGTCGGACCAACCTACCAATCTCAAAAAAATGATCGACAGTCGGGGCCTGAAGCAAAAGTGGCTGGCTGAAAAACTAGACGTAACCGAAGATACCATGAGCCGCTGGGTAAATGGTGAAACGTTGCCGAATCTGGAGGCCGCCCGTAGGCTGGCTCATCTGTTCGGCTGTTCGATAGACGATCTATTTCCCAGCGAGTAAAGGAAAACAATATGAGCCACTCTAATTTCGCACAACTTGGGCGATATATGATTGAGAACAGCTGGGGATATTCCAACGAAGAATGTCTAACACCGAATAACCTGATAAAGAACAAACAAGAATTCGCTCTCTACTTGGTAGCTGCTATTCTCGAAGAACAGACGAAACTTTCTCGCGGACTATGGGAAAAATTTAATGATTCGCCCATCATTAATCAGCCGGTAATACGTTATAAATTACAAAGGGCCAATATAAACAGAGTGTGTCAGCTTGTCAATTTGACTCGCCAAGAGGTGCTAAGTATCCGCGACATCGGACCGGCTCGGTTAGGCATAATCGAAGCCAGCGTAGCTCGTTTAGGGTTGGTGCTGCGAAATGAAAGGTGAAAACATGAACAGATTAAACTTATCAGTACCGGAAGATGATGTAATTCTGAACCTCTTTGACGAGGCTGTGCCGCGCGGCAGTCTGGATGAAATCGGCCAAATGCAGAGGATAGAGGTGGTCGAGTATGATACCGGCACTCGTCAAAGTTTAGTCGAGGTGGTCATCCAGCGTTGGGTGAATTGGTAAAATGGGTAGGCACAAAGGTTATAGCGGACGAACACCAATAGGGACTATTGGAGTACCTTATTTAGGAATACACCATGAACAAAACAGCAATCATCATCTACATTGTTATCGGATGCACTCTTATTCTGATAGCCGGGCTGTTGTCGGAACCGCGTGTAATCCGCAGCAGTCCGGCGAAAATAAAGACTGGCGGGAAAGCTCCCTCGGCTGTTATCCCCACAGCCACCGCCGAACCGCCAGTCTTAGATTTTGAACTAACATGGCAAGCCATTTGTCAGCAGGAATCAAGCAACCGGCCCGATGCCGTGAACGAATCGGAGCAGGCTTGGGGGATAGCCCAGATAAGGCCGATTATGGTGGCAGATGTGAACCGGATATTAGGCCGTCAAATCTATAGTCATGATGATGCTTTTAGCCCGTCTAAGGCCCGCCAAATGTTTGAGATTTACCAGAATCATTACTATCCGCAAGGCAATCCCGAAATCTGGAGCCGAGCTTGGGCAGGAGGCCCAAAAGGACCTTATAACTCTTGTACTTTGAATTATTGGAAAGACATAGAAAAAATATTAAATTCTCTTGACACAGAGTAATAAGTCTTTTATATTACGGTTGTGAAAATAGTATGGACCGTGCAATCTCAAGAAATTTCCTAAGCCCCAAGGTAATACACGCCTTCTGGTCTGTATTGTTTTCACAACCGTGGGGCTTAGTGTTTTTGAGTTATGATATGTCAATTGAGCGCTTACGAAAATGGGTAGCGGACAATCCTGACAAGTCAAGGGCTGCGAGTAAAAAATGGCGAGAAGCTAATTCGGATAAGGTTAAAGCAGCAGCGATTGCCTGGCGAAAAGTTCATCCGGAATATCTAAAGAAGTGGCGGAAAGCTAATCCAGAAAAGGCTAGAATAAGTGATGCTAAATATCGAAAAGCCCACCCAGAAAAGCGAAGCGTTGCATGTAATAAATGGAAAAAAGCTCATCCAGAAAAAGTGAAAGCAAATTATGCCAAATGGAAAAAAGATAATTCAGAACAAGTGAAAGCCAATAACCTCGCTTGGCGGAAAGCTCATCCAGAACGAATAAAAGCCCTTTGGCGGGCTTGGCGAAAAGCTAATCCGGATAAAGTACGGTCCGCTGTTGCTTTGCGCCGCGCACAGCGACGACGGGCAACCTGTGAAAAGGTAGAGAGAACTATACTTTTCAGACGAGACGAAGGCCGGTGTCATCTTTGTGGGAAGAAAGTAAAAATAAATGGCTGGCATCTGGACCACATTGTCCCATTATCAAAGGGCGGCGAACATTCTTATCGGAATGTGGCGGTAGCTTGTCCACGATGTAATATGCAAAAAGGACCAGGAAGATTGCCAAGTCAACTTCGCTTATTTGGATAGCTAAAAAAAAGCAATCTACGGAAAAGTATTGGCGAGATGTCAAAAATTACATGGATGAAAGAACAAATTAATGCAGCATTATTGTCCAAAGTGTGGCGAATTTATCAATGAGGAACAATTCGCCTTAGTATTTCCGACCAATAGAGGAATAAAATTGAAAAACCCAAATACCGGAGCAAGTATAAAGTCTTATCCTCGGCTGCACAAATGCAAAAAGCATAAAGAGGTAAAACAGTCATTAGATGACAAATTGGCAAACGGTTTTGAATTAATGAGCGACGAGTAAAGCCCTGTGGAACCCGAAAGGGACTGGAAGCGGTAGTCAGCGTTATGTCAAATGCACCCGTGAGCAGGCGATAGGAAAACTGATTTGCAAGCGGCAATCCTTACAAAGCGATCCTGCGAAGAAAGTGAGCATAACCCACAGGGCTTCGCTATTAGGAAAGGAGATTAAAAATGCCTGATGATGAATTTGTAATTATTAGCCTGGGTATATGGAAAATATCCGGTGGAGAGGAGGGTAAGAACAAAAAACCTTACGTGCTTGCTTTTGACACACCAAGTCCAGCTTGGCCGATAGGAACATATCGTTGGCATACAAAAGCGGAAGCCAAATTAGCCTTGAGATATGTCAGAAAATCTCTTAAGTCATATTCCGTTAGCTACAAATCATTACGATTATCGGTAGAGTCTTTGTATAAACATATTGGCTCATTGTTGGCGGAGAGGAAAGGAGATTGATATGCCCATAAATAGAATACTTGCAGGCATTGGAAAAGGATTATTAGCTTTTGGTTTCACCCACGCTGTGATAATTGGTGTGGTCTTGATTACTGAGGGAACCTTGGAGAATATAGAAGAGTTTTATATTAGTTCTATGGGATTATTTAATATCGTCTTTACTTTTATTTTTCTGCTGTTCATGGGAATAAGTATTGAAAGGTAAGCCATGCCCATCACAATTTTCGAGAAAGAAAGACGTAAGAATTATATTGGTAGCTCAGACGTAGCTGCTTTAGTTGGCATGGATAAATTCAAAACCAGTTTCGATGTCTTTTTAGAAAAGACCGGCAAGGTGGTCAAGGAAGATATTGGCGAACCTGCCAAAGCTGGGACGGTATTCGAGGAAGCCTTGCTGAATTATACCCAGGAACAGCTTGGCAAAATCAAACGCAATCAGCGGCGAGCTATAGAAGGTACGATGATAAGGACTTCCATTGATGCTATTGTGGTCGAAAGCGGCCAACCTGTCGAGGCTAAGACTGCCGGTTTATACGGACCTTTGACTGAGGACTGGGGCGATACGGGGACAGATCAAGTGCCGGACCGGGTTATCTGCCAAGCTCAGATACACATGAAAGCCTTGGAACAAGAGCTATGCTGGGTATCAACCTTCTTGGGTGGTAGAGGATTTGGCATGTACCAAGTGCCTCGCAACGAGCAGCTTATCGCCGTATTACTGGAAGCGGCGCAGGACTTCTGGATGAAGCACGTTATCCCCGATATACCGCCGACAGGTTCAATTCCCTCGCTGAACCTTATCCGGCGGGTAATACGCACGCCCAATAAAATTGTGGTCTTTGGTCCTGAACAATTTACCACCTTTGATAACTGGCAGGCTGCTAAAGCCCTAGCCGGCGATGCAGAAAAATACGCCGATACGCTCAAGGCCCAAGTCTTGTCCTATCTCGGCGATGCGGAATGTGCAGATATGGGCGAATCAGGGGCCTTAACCTATCTCGAATCAAACCGCAAAGGTTACGAAGTCAAGGCGACTACGGTACGCACCTTGCGGGTATTGCCCAAAGGTTTGCCGGAACCTTTGAAGAAAATGTTACTCGAACAAGAAAAATCATCAAATAATTCCGAAAACACTCTTGACAAATGAAATCATTATGATAACTTACAGGTATGGACAAGCTGAAAGCCGAATTAATTGCCAGACAAAATCGAGGCCCGAAACCGTCCTACCTCATCGGCTGAGGCTTGTCCACGGTCTAGGGCCTCTTTTGTTATTGAGTCTTAATAGTATGGTTGCCGAAAAACATTGTCCAAAATGTCATGTAACCAAACCTATAAACGCGTTTAATAAAAACCGATCTATGAAAGATGGTCTTGGTTTTTATTGCAAAGATTGCGAACACATATTTAGTGCTAAATGGAGACACGCAAATCCCGAATTCGTCAAGGCAAAACGCCTTAAATGGAGAAATGAAAATCCTGAAAAAGCCAAGAATTCTTGGAGGAAATGGGCAACTGCTAATCCGGAAAAATACAAACAATCTCACGAGAAATGGGCAAAAGCACACAGGGAATCAATAAAAATAAAAACAGCTAAGTGGCGTAAAAACAATCGTGAAAAGCAATATATTAACGGCGTCAAATGGCGACAAAGGAATCCTGAAAAAGTAAAAGCGTACTGCATAGAATATCAGGCACGAAAAAGAAAAGTGGCTGTTGAACATGTAGATTATAAAATTGTTTTTGAGCGCGATGGTGGATGTTGCCATTTATGCGGAAAAAAGTTGAAATCTGATGCTTGGCATTTAGACCATCTCATCCCGCTTTCTAAAGGTGGCGAACATAGTTATCGAAACGTTGCCGTAACCTGCCCAAGATGCAATATACAAAAAGGATCAGGAAGAATACCCAGTCAATTACGATTGTTTGGATAAAGACCATAATAATAAAAGGAGCTAAACATGTATCGCCGTACCCCAGCAGCACAGAAGCACCTGACCGATTTCTCGAATCAACCGCAGGCGGCGGAAACCAAAGCCAAACTTCAGGAGCAGAAGGCGAGATTAGCGGTTAGTGAAGACCAAGAACCACCGCCTGACCAAGATGTGCCACCGTCAGAACGGGAAGATTTTGTCCCGGCCCCGCCTGGGCATCAAATGACTGAGGACGAGCTAAAGGCTGAATATGACGCTATACAAGCTGAGCAAGCGGCAGAGGCCGGCGAGGACCCTACAGACGAGTTTGGGGAGCCTGCGGACATGCCGCCGATGAACCGCAAAGACCCCTATGTGCCAAAGCCACCACGCCTGAGCCATGAGGAGATTGAAGCCCTAAAGCCTAAGCCCCAAACTAGGAAAGCCGCCAGAACAGTATCCGTAGAAAAAGCCCCTGAAGAATCTCCAAAGCAGGCAACCCAGATTGTCAAACATCACTTTAAGCCCGATGCTCCCATACAAAACTTCAAGAATCTGAAAAGTCTGGCGGAAGGCATGAGGGAAAGTATCGCTGGTATGCTCCCGCAGCATATTACCCCAGAGAGAATGTTTAAGGCTCTTTATGTGGCCTTTTCCAAGACACCAAAACTGTTCAAATGTGATGAGAAGTCGATAGGCAAGGCCCTTATGGAAGCCTCTGAGCTGGGCTTGGATTGTTCGGGTACGCTCGGTGCAGCTTACCTAATACCCTATGGAACGGAATGTAAGCTCATACCTGGCTACCGAGGCCTTATCGACTTGGCCCGAAGGTCTAATGAGATAGACTATATCGAGGTCCACCCGGTCTATGCTCAGGATAAATTTACAGTCAAATTCGGAACAAATCCAATGGTTGAGCATGAACCATATCTGGGTGCAGACCGCAAAGAGGAATTTATTGCCTTCTATGGTGTCGCCGGATTAAAAGGTGGAAGCAAGCAAATCGAGATGATGACTGTTTCCGATGTCAAGCGTATCCAAGGCATGAGCAAGATGGGTAATGCACCCGATGGTCCTTGGAAACAGCACTTTAGCGAGATGGGGCGCAAGACAGTGGTTAGGCGGCTGTGCAAGTATCTGCCCATGAGCGCCGAGCTGGAAAAAGCCTTGGAACTCGACGACAAATCGGGAGAATTTGATTTTGGCTCAGTGGTAGATATTCAGGTCGAAGATGTCGAGAACCGGACGGAACAGTTGACAGATCAGTTGACCAAGCATTTAGGAAGAAACAGCCAAGGGGAGTAATGGGAGAGTAATGCCCGCTGCGGCGAAAATGCCGTGATACTGGTCGAGGCAATATGCCGAGGTAATCCAGCTATTGAACGAGCCAGAAGTTACAATAGCCAGCGGGCCTAGTAAAGTAGAATCCCTGTGGCGGCGTGAACCGGGGACGATGACGAATCGTAGGGCAAGTTTCACGGCGTACCTACGAGGATTAATTCCCACCCGCCGGTACTAAAGTCATCTATGAATAAATGGGTTGGCTGCACCATAAAGGCGCATAAAAAGTGCAGGGAATCCGGCCTACAGGGATTGATAAAAGGAGACCAGAATGAATGAGATTAGTTGTGATAATTGCGGAGCTTCTTGTGCCGGAACGACGCTGAATACTTTTTATTGCAGCAAAGCGGGGCATCTATTTCAAAGGCATTGGGCTTATACTTTGGCCGCGATTTGCAAGCTCTATCCTGTTCCTAAACCCGCCAAACTTTCCAAGCCTGGTCTGTTCGAGCAGGCGCGGGACAATGATAACAACCGATTATGTTTGACGGGGGATGCAAAACCAAAAACTATTTACTGCGCGGGCTATCTCGCGGCGATTGGGCAGATGCGGTATTGGATAAAAGCCTCCAGCGGACCACTTGGGGTAATATATGCTAGTGAGTTTCTGGACCAAATGCAAGCCAGCGCAAAGGAGCCGGCAAATGACTGATTTGTTGCTTGCCGTTGGCGTGTTTGTGTTGGCAGGGATGGTGTTATTGATACTCGTAACTCTAAGCACAGGGGCGTCTGGTTGGAACCAAGGAGCCGGCAAATGACTAAGTGCGGAGCGGTAGCCTCACATCGTTACACCTGGGCAGGACAGAATGAATCATTTTGCTGCCCGGTTCATGCGGTCAAATTAAGTAAAGTCGCTGCGGCGAGGAGTTATTACTTACTATTGATTCCTATTGAACCGCAAAAAGATGTTCTGTGTACTCAAAATGAATCAAAGGAGCCTGCAAATGACTCAGTTTAGGGAGGCGTTAATTGAAACCTTCAAGAGAGGCGGCCCTTTTTATTATCGCATGCACAAAACAGTTAACCAAATTGCCAATGCATATCCCCTCTGCGACCATGCCCAGGAGTTGCTAGAGGCGTGTAAACATTCGCTGTCTGTCTTAAATATGCTGGCGGATACTATGGATTTGGTGCACCGAACTTTGTCCGTACGAAAAGAACTAGAAACCGCCATCGCCTCTGCTCAGCCGAAAGGGCCGACAAATGACTGACAGCAAACTTATCGCTAAACTGGCTGAGGCTTTGGGCTGGGATATGGACGATGAATGTTCAGATGCGTTCTTGTACAACAATCAGATAGTTGGTTCGTTTTATCGGAACAAGAAATGGTGGATTGCAAGCCATGAAGAAGGCGACGCTGTGTTTGACCCCCTACATAAGTCTGCCCACGCACGATTGGCGATTGAGTTATTGCTACAGAAGCTAAAAGGAGCCTAAAATGAAACTGACCAAAACACAGCAAGCCGAGTACAACCGCCTGAAAAGGGGTCCGCAGAAAGGTTGGTTCACGTTTTTACACCACGACGGGCCGGTCGCGGAACTGACCCATAACTTGATGGAGCGGGTGTATTACATAGTTAACAAAAAGCCGCAAAAAGAGATATTGATCCGCCTGCGCCACATTTGGTCTGTGCCGTCAGCGGCTGGGAAAACCTACGAGGACAGCCGCGCTGCGGCTTGGAAAATCTACCTGGAAAGCTGCGCTGCGGCTAAGAAAATCTACGAGGACGCCCGCGCTGCGACTTGGAAAACCTACAATGACAGCTGCGCTGCGGCTTGGAAAATCTACGATGATAGCCACGCTGTGGCTTGGAAACCCCTTCTGGCCCTGGTCAAAGACTGCAAATGGAACGGCAAAACGATTTTAGAATAAGGAGCCGGCAAATGACACTGGAAACAGAAAAATATACTGACACACCGTTTAAGGAAGTGGCCATTGGGCTTTATCGTCAGGCATGGCACGATTGCTTGAGATATTGCTGTAATGAGAAACTTACAAAAACAAAGCGTGAAATAGCGGATGAGTTGGCAGTAAAGTATCCCGCCTGCGACCATGCCCAGGAGTTGCTGAAGGCGTGTAAGCATTCGCTGTCTGTCTTAAATATGCTGGCATATACTACGGATTTGGTGCACCGAACCTTGCCCGTACGAGAAGAACTAGAAACCGCAATCTCCTCTGCGAAAGGAAAGCAAAATGTCTAAAGAAAAAGGATTTGAACCAATTATTACGGCTGGCCCGTTTTTTCCCAAAGGCAATCCTAAATATCTGCCTCAATGGTTGGTGTCTGTAAGTATGCCCAATTGTAAGGAGGGCTATTATAAAGTTTCGATAACAAGAAAGGGGCACTAGAAGCTGTTGCCCATTGGAAGTATTGGATGCCGAAGGCGAAACTAATAATAAAAGAGAAGCGAAATGTCTAAAGAAATACACCTGTCGCTGGTTATCTGTCCTGTTGGCAGATTCTGGCTATGGTATTTGATAGACCATTTGGGCAAATCTAATGAGAGGTGGTTAAGTAAGTCTCTAGTTTATTATGCAACCCCTGAAGTTCTTCTCAAAGAGCTTAATAAAATCAGTGCTAATCTCTTACCGGAAACTGGTGTTTATAAAGACGGGGCCAACCGGCGTGAATTTATTGGCCCGCTGGAGATGTTTCACGACCTCAAGGACCAACACAGTGAATGATAAAACCTACAGACTGCTGGAGAGAATTGCAGAGGGTGGCGAATGGTTATTCTCGGTTTTGATTGCTATTTGGGCCGCTCTACTTTTGTTGTTGCTTTGGCTGGTTTGGTCTTTGCGTGCTCGGCTGCAATCCGACCGTTGGAAATACAAAGGCTGGTATGAAAAGCTGGTCCCGATGGACCAATGGAACGTGAAAAAGACTTGTCCACAATGTCATAAACTTTGCAATCCGAATCTAACCTGGTGCAGTACCGATTGTGAAATTGAATGGAAAAAGAAAAATGGCTAATACAAAAATACAATGGGCGGACAAGGTTTGGAATCCGGTAACTGGCTGTACGCCGGTCAGTCTTGGTTGTCAGAATTGTTACGCCAAGAGATTTGCCTGTCGTTTGCGGGAAATGGGGACTTATCCTGATGATAGCAGACATCCCTTTGATATTAGAATTTGGCCTGATAGATTTGAACAGCCTTTGCGCTGGAAAAAACCTTGCCGGATTTTCGTTTGCAGCATGGGCGACTTATTCCACGAACAAATAAATATGCGTGGGAAAGAGATAGAAGATATTTTCAGAATAATGAGTTGCTGTGAACACACCTTTTTATTGCTAACCAAGCGGCCAGAAAGAATGGGCATTTCCCTCAAGTATTTTTACGACAATAATTTTGCCGAGCAAATGGATAATGTCTGGCTTGGAGTATCCTGCGAAAATCAGGAATGGGCAGAAAAGCGGATACCGAAATTGCTGGACATTCCCGCCGCTATTCACTGGTTGTCGCTGGAGCCGTTATTAGGATCGATGAGCCTGTTTAACGAGAAAAGGGATTGGCTTACGCCACTTGGCAGACCGGGGGCAAAGCCAGTTTGTCCCGGTATTGATTTTGTGGTTATCGGTTGCGAATCCGGCCCCAACCGTAGGCCCTGCAAAATCGAATGGGTGCGGGATATAGTGCGTCAGTGCCAAGCAGCTGATGTAAGTTTATTTATAAAACAGCTTTCGCTAAATGGCAAAGTGTCGCATAACCTCGCAGAATGGCCGGAAGATTTACGCATACGACAATATCCAGAGGCTCCCACGTAGTCCCTTTTCGGAGACCAGAATTGATAATAATAGAATATGCTGTGCATCTATTCAGCGAATCTAACCGGAGGGACCACTGGACCGTGAAGGCCAAACGTGTCAAGGCGCAGCGGATGCGGGCCTGGGCTGAAGTGCTGGAGGCCAGGGCCAGACTCAAGAAATCAGACCCGTTGAAAAACTATGCGGGAACTGTTACGGTTAGACTTACCAGAATTGCACCACGGATGCTTGATGCACACGACAATCTCTGTTCCAGTCTCAAGGCCATTGTTGACGGTATCGCCGATGCCTGGGGGGTAAAGGATAATTCAGGTCTGGTAGGTTGGGAATACTCGCAGGAAAAAAGCAAAGCTAGACATTATGCCGTGCGCATCGAAATAAGCGAATATGTCCCGCCGTGGGAACGGGAAGAAGCTATGTACAAATCTTCTTATCGAACATCGGCAAAAACGATAATAAGGCAAAGGAATGTGAATCAAACGGGTGATGAGGAGCCGGATGCAGATACGACCTGAACAGTACAAATATGTTGGCAGTTGGCTTTTCAAACGGAAAGGCAAATCCTGTCAGATAATCAAGAAATCGAGGGATTTGGCTTTGGTGGAATTTGAAGATAAACTGAGAATTGTTTTGCCAATAAGAGAGTTGAAAGAAATTAAGGGTTGACTTCTTTTCGCCAAAGGAGTAAGTGGTGGTCGTCAAAAACATTCCGCGAGATATTGAGTATAGGCTGGCAAAAGCTAGGGCATACAAGAGAAATTATCACGGCCAATTTCTTCCTGACCGCTTCTTCGGACCGCAGGATAGATTTACTGCTCAGGATACAAATACAGGCATAGCCCGACAGTCGAAATACAAATCTAATAATCAGTGGGAATAAAAACCCGGCTGCCTGCAAAAGAGACAGCCGGGCGAGAGAGAAGAAAGAAGGCTATTAAGGTCTCAATAATTCTTCTTCTTTTTTCCTGGCTTGTTTCACTTTCTCAGTATCTAGTTCTTTCGCAGATTTGCTCGGTACATATCTTGCTGCCGGTTGAGTTACAGCGCCTTTCTTCTGCCGAGCTTTGGCTTTGAGCGATTCTAGGGCTTGCTTGTTTAATCGTGCTTCTTGGTGCATGGAATCTTCTATTTGTTTGGATTTAGTTGGGGTAAGTGTTTCCTTAGCGGCCTTGATTATCGCTTGACCATAGAGTTCTTTATACTTGTAGTCCAAGGCAATTATCTTTTCCCAGTCCTCATAAGGCATGGAATCTGCAAATCTGAGTTTCTTGGAATCGGGCATTTGACCTAGGGGAGATGTTCGTTGCATGGCGGTCAGTATAGCTTGTTTGGTGTTCTGCAAATCTTCCATAGTTTTGATCTTGGTCATGGTTGCCGATAGAAACTTAGCGGCGGTATCTATTTCGCCCAGCATTATATTCCGCTGTGCCATTTCAAAAGGTAAAGTATTCTCTCCGCGTTTTCGCCACTGACCCATGAAGACAGTTTCCAATGCTTGACCTAGTTCGCTTGCAGTCCCTTCCTGTTCTTTTACCCATTCGGCAGCTTTATTTCTGGCAGCGAAATAGTCATTGGCCATATCATTTGGATACATACCCAAATACTTTTTGCCTATTTTATCCAAGGTTGTTGTCAGTTGGCGATAAGGTACAATCTGCCTTTTGAGCAGTTGATTCAAAGCCGTAGGCGTGAGTTTCGGAGTTTTGACTATATCTGCCCCGGTACTGACTATATCAAAAGCCGTTCTGCCGGATACACCCATAGCAAAATCAAGTCCTCCATAGACCCATATACCTACAAGGTTGACGCCTACGCCCCGTTTGAAGTCATTGACAATTCGCCAAGAGATTTCCTTGAGATTGCGATTGTCTTTTTGCGTCAATGCATAAATGACCGATTTATCTCTATCGTTCAGATAATCCATCGTAGCCGTGTATATCTCGCCAACCAAGGCTTGCGTAACTATGAATTGTGCCAAACGAGACACATCGCCCGTTTTGACTGTGTACTTCACAGCATCGCGCCATATATGGTACATATTCTCAATGGAGAATGTTCGATATTGCAATACGCTTTGCCAGGCAGGATGCCGTGCCCACCAACCGGGATTAGTATCCAGATTTCTTGGGAAAGACCTGTTCCTGACTGTCCGATATATTGCTTCTTCGAGGACTTCCGGGGCCAGAGGTTTGCCGCTAGCGACTTCGTTGGCCCAGTATTCGACAAATTCTTTATCGCCTAAGACTTTCAACCGTTCCATTAACGCCGTCTTGCTTTTACCCAAAGGATACCGCCAAATGCCATTTAGGAAACTTACAATTCTGTTTTCAACTGCGGGATATTCGGCTAAGGCTTGAATATCTTTTAAAATTTGTGATTTAGCGGCTTTGGCGATCCGGTATTCTGTACGGCTTTGCGTCCAAGCAACGATGCGACCACCTAAAGTCGTAGCAATCTTTTCTTGGCTTATACCCTGTAGCATCGAGGATTCGCCGGTAAATATAGCCCCAGATTTGAATAGATATTCTTTTTCTGCTTTGGAAACATGCAGGGTGCGCAAAAGAGTAGATAGGTCCCCAACTGTAGAAGCCTTGGCAAAACCGTCCATCCAGTTCTGTAATTGTCCAGGAAAAGAAAAGGCATATTTAGAAATAAACTGGTATCGTCTTAATTCTGAAGATAATCTTTGCGAGGGGCTGCTAGTGTGAGCAAAAGCATCTTCGATATAAGATTGCACAAATTCTGCTTTTTCAGGACCATACTCACGGCGGATATTATTTATGTGCTCTTGCAAGACAGGAAAGGATTTTGCTCCACGTCCTGGTCCCCAAACTCTCATCGCTTCTACAGCCATCCAGTTTCTGCGTAGTAAGCCAGGCAGCCATACTTCAGGATCGAATTCGAGATACTTATCTTGCCAGAAATCTGGCATCTCCAGACGGATACCTTCCAGATATTTGTTGCTAGTTCTTAAGGAATGTTGCCGCCAACTTTTTAGCGCTGCCATTACATCTTCGGGTTCCCAGTTACCTTTACCTGTTTTTTGTGCTTCCCGCTGATAGGCTCTCTTGTCCTGCACAAATCCAGGCAAATAATCCTCTGCTAATCCTTGGCCTGATTTATCCCAATGCTGGGCTATTCTTAGCAGGTCAGCCGCTATTTCGGGATCAGATATACCATTTTTTACGAGTCGTTTGAACCATCTTACGCCTTCAGGATTGAGCATTTCTGGTACTGGTTTGCCTGAGCCGGCAACAGGTAATTCCCTTCCAGCTACGGGCCTAGTCATTCCTACTTTATTCGCATCAATGAAGATGCGGTCTAGTATTCTGCGGAAAGATTTCGATATGGCTTTTATATTTTGAGGCGCATTTTTGGCTGAATCCAGATGATTAAGAAATTTGCCAAGAATTACCCGTTCATCTTTTGATAAATCTTTGTATAACTTCCTGCTGTTCCAAAGGTCAGCATTGCTTTGTTTGTATGTTCGATGTGTTATCTTCGTTGCATTTATGCCGATGATCTTGCCTGATGGACCAAGACTTTCCACATAGACTCGCCATTTATGAACCATTCTTCTAAGGACTTCCATTGTATCGGCAGAAACTTGGCCCGTATCGCTTACTAATTCGTCTGTTCTTGTTTTAAGGTGGCTTAATAGTTTATCGAACAGAATCGTGCTGCCGGGCGCAAACCCTCTGTCAAGTTTCTGCCGGGCCACAGTATTCTTTACTGACGCCCCTTGGACAACCAGATATGGGCCGCTTTTATCATGGAAGGCTTCACCAAGATAGACCATGGTTTTGCCTTCACCGCTGATGGCTGGTGCGTCATATTCGATGCCAAGACTTTTGGCTATCTTATTCAATGCTTCAGTATTTTTGGGATTAGGTTTATCTCCGATAATGAAATCGCCTTCAAGTGATATGGCTTTCGGCTTAACCTCTTGTGCCTTCAGAAGTGCTAGAGCTTCTTTTGCCGTCGGGCTAGGCGCTTCCGCCTGTGCAACTCCAAATAAGCCTCCTTCTGTCGGCGTTCCAATTCCCTCAGTGGTTTCAGTCGGGACACGTAGCTCAACAGTTCCAGGCTCCGCTCCGGTGTTAACGTAGTTCCTGAATTCCTTGAAGAATCGTTCTCGGATGACATTTATATCACCTCCATTGACTAGTTCACCTGCGTATTTATTCAGCAGGTCGTTGAATGGGCCAGTATAATGAGCCATCTGGTCGATGTAGAATTTCATTATGTCGGCCTGTTTCGCCAAGCCCTTGGATTGCTCTACATCAATTATATTTCCGCCTCTCGCTAATAGATCAGCTCTACCCTTTTTGATTACTTCACCAAAGGCATTGGCTTGTTTGCCTACTTCGCGCTGCAACCAAGTAAGAAGTCTTGCTTTCTCATCTAAAGCTAGAACTGTTTCTTCTTCCTTACCCCACAAAATTATCTCTGTCTTAGTTATTTTGCCAGCAGTTTTAGCCAACTTGATAACGTTTGCCACCTCATCATCGCTCAGTTTATGTTTGGTTCTGCCCTGTTTGCTGAGATATTCTTTGTAGATTTGCGTCTGAACCGGTCCTTTGGGTACTAATTCACCTATCATTACACCTACCGATTCAGGTATTTCGCCTTGCTGATAGCCTTCATAAAGATTTTGCTCTAAACTTGCTAGGGCCATGCCTTTTCTAGTATGCCCCTCGCTTATGTCAAGATTTTGTTCCTTGACACGTTCCAAGGTCATCCCAGCTTCACGGTATAACTTGGCAGCATCACTGGCTTCTCCTTGGCCCTGTCTTATGTTTATCTCTGCCCCTATCAACTTGGCCTCAATAGCGTTGGCGGCCTTATGAGGTATGACTACCATAGGATCGTCATCACCACGGAATAGGCGTTCATTTACCCGCCTGTGCCCGTTGATAACTACCCAAGTTTTGGTATTCCGGTCGAACCATATATCTATATGGCCTTCCCAGTCTTTATTCCATTTACCCCGTATCCGTGGCGGATTCCGTTTGTACTGCATCTGTTGGGGCCGCAGTTCCATCTGGCTGGGCCGGAGCATAAAGGGTGCAGTCTCGGCTTGTGCGGTTATTCTTTCGACCTGTTCTATCTTCGGCGGTTCGGCGGCAGCTTGGACTTCGGCATTGGGTTGTTGGCGAATCGGCGTCTCAATAGGTGGAGCAAGTTCGGCTGGGGCCGCTAGCTGGGCCCGTGGCGCGACTTCGGGGGCAATTCGGTGCTGTGGGACCACTTCCGGCTTTGCCTCGATTGTGGGGGCAACTGGGGGCTTCTGGGCCATTCTCTCCTGCAAAGCCTTCATTTTCAGGTCAACTTGCTTGGTGTTTATTTCGCCACGTTCAAAAGCCTCTATAATTGTATCCGCCGTCTCAACCGTAGGCTTTTTTGGCTTGAAGTTCTCAATCATTTCCTGCAAGCGAAGGTCGGGCAACATTGGTTCTTCGCCCACAATTTTCATCAGACTTTGCACTTGGCGCATGTTCAAATCGCCAGCATCGAAAGCCTTTTCGATTAGTTTTACTTTACCCTGTGCCCGATTAGCCACATAATCGTAATAGCCGCGCATGTAAGCCGGGTCATTCTTGACTTCTTTCAAAACGGTTTTTGCAGTTGTTGATAGTTGTTCTGCTATCATCTGATATGCTTGTGGGTCAATTCTTTTAAGCTCACCCAAGGCTCTTGCGCCAGTAGGATGCAATATCCGCAAGGCATAAGGTATGCCGGCAAATAGACCGCCGAAAGCGGCTTGCTCTCGACCAACCTTCTTCACCGTTTCAGGAGTCGCACCCGGTGTGAGGGCTTCGGCTGCCATCGCCGGGCCTGCAAAAGCAGCAGCAGTTTTAGGTATCGAGAGCGGTCCTCCGCCGGTCTTTGATAGAAGTCCGCCAGTTAAAGCACTAGCGCCTATCCCTCTTACCGTTTCCCCAGATGACCATCTTTCGATTATGGCGTTCAAGAGGGTATGCGATCCAAATAATTCAGCATTGGCCCCGAATCTGGCAAATTCGCCAGCTTTCCATACACGCAAAGTTATCCCCAAGGTTTTAAGCGCATGGAGTTCCGCCCAAAATTTTATGAGAGTTGACCCCTGGCTTACCGTTATATTAAATAGTCCCTTCAAACTAAGGGCATTTTGATCATGGATTTTTTGTAGTGCAAGTTGATTTACAGGGTCATTTAAGTCCACATCCCCAGCCAAAGGCATCTTCTTGTGCAACATATCCATCAGCGGACCCAATACATATTGCCCAGTGGCTCCAGAACGCAGTGCTTCGGCAACTAGCAGATGTTCGCTACTCCCATATTCGTTGGCTATCCTATCGCTTTCCGTTTCTAGGAATGAATTGAAATTCGTTTCGGCATCGGCCAGTTTTTCAAGCTGCTTTATCCCGTCGACTTGCTGCGGGATCGAGAGTATATTTTGTTGCCACAGTGGATATTTAGGCTGTTGCGCCCAGTCAAGTTGCTGGCCAATGCTCATTGGTCCGTTAGATGGTGAAATTTCTTGGAGCTTAGCAATATCTTCGAAACTGGGTGGGGACTCCAATATGGTATCATCTTGCCCCCAAGTATCCGGCTTTGCGGATTCGGCAATAGTGGTATTGCCTTGGCGCATTACCTCGTCATTTTCTCCCCATTGAGGCATTACTTTTTCCTTCTCTTGGTTCCGTCAGTATGTATATATTCCGTGCCGGAAGGTAGTCGATTGTATTCTTCGGCAGTTTTTGGTTGTGGTAGATTGGGCCATCGTTTTTGAAGTTCTTGCAGCCAAGCGGCATCTATTTCGGCCTGAGTTGGAGGCAAACTTACAGTTCCTGGTATGCTCAAATCGCCAGAAGCTATCTTGCTATTGAAGGCCGTAATGTATCTACCTGCCATTTCATCAACCATCGGTCCCAATCTATCGACAGTCATATCGGCATTTTCACGCAAAAGTTTCATACCCTCGCGGCTAAAATCGTTCTGGTAGAAATAAGCCAAATTACGCATATCTAAAGCATTTTGGCGTTGTTCTGCGGAGGCGGTTTGTATAAAAGCATTGTAGGCATTTATATCCACGCCGCCGGAAGTGGTTAAAAACATATTGAGCAAATACTTCTCCGCATCTGCAAGCAAGGTCAACTGTGAACTGGCTAAATCCGTAGTTGCTCTTTCATCAATAGTTGTAAAAGCGGAATCGTCTATAAGCGGGACAGTACTTTCCAAAGAGCCAGCTTTATAGACATGAACTGTCTTGCCATCTTTCAGTACATCTAAACCGTAGAATGCTTCTCTCATCGCAATATCAAATTCCCACTTGCCCCTTCTACCTAATTTTACATCTATGGCAAAGTTGTTAAGCCAACTCCTAACGGATTCGTTGGTATCTATAGGTACAGGTTTAGCCATTGCCGCAGCCAAGGAGTTGAATTGACTTAATCGCTCATCGACAGGAAAAAGTACAAGTTCTTTTTGGGGAAGTCTATTGATAAAATCTAAGCCCCCTTTGACATCCCGTTTTCTTAGATAATCCATAAGTGTAGATTCGATTTCTTCTGCCCTTAGTCTTTTGTTTTCATTCTTGATTCCTATTTCAACGTTAAATCTGGCTATGGCAGCATTTATTCTTTGGCTATCGCCTTCAAAGCGTGTGTTTCTGTTTATTTCCTGAATGGCCTCTTTTTCGGTTAATTCCTCGCTGTCAACCGCCAATATCAAGGATTGAACATAATCTTCATCGGCTTTTTGGTCTCTTTCGGTTTGTAATCTTTTATCTGTACTCTCCAATCCACCGAGAAAATTCTGGACCATTCGCTCGTTGACGGCAGTTTTTTGCAAATCGCCCACAGCATAGGCATCTTGGACTACCATATCCGTATAAATACGAGCGCTTTCTAAATCAAACTTGCCTGTTTGTAAATTGTCTTCTATCGTTCCCAGTTCGGCCCAAACACCAGCCTCAGCCGCATTTTGAGCAATGGCTATTTGTCTCTGGTTTATCTGCAAGGATTCCTGGTTTTTGTGCAGTTCGCTATTGTCCAGCCATTCCTGTCGCAGGATTTGCGAAACGCCACTGAGATTATCTGAAACAATTTTGTCTCTTAGGCGATCATAATCCGCAGCCCAATCTGTTGCTATTTGGTTAAGCGGCTTTTTCTTAAACGCCGTAGGAATAGCTAAGCCTTTGGCATTTCGGAGCAAATTGCCTTGGGCATCTTCCTGATATACAAAACCATCCCCATAATGATTGGCTACCCAAGAGTCATTTTTATATTGGAAGGCATTTGTGCCGGTACTCAGTTGAACGTTGGAGTGCCGCAATTTGGTGCGGTCATCCTGCTCTTTGAGTTTTTGCATCAAATCAGCCAGGCCGCCGATAGCTTCTCCTGCTTGGGCCATAGCGCGGTATTCATCTGTGAACCAGCCCTGCGGTATCTCCGGGGCTATGGCTCTTTCAACGCCTACCTGTTTTTCCCAAACCGGAATTTGTGGCACAGTTTATCCTTATGGTTTCATTTGCTTATATCTATAAAACACATCTGACCCGCCGGACAATAACGAACTGCCAGCCCCTATTAACCCAGCCTTGGCCGCGCTTCTGCCCTGCATCAAAGATAATCCTGCTTGGCTACGGTAATACCCAGCCCTCTGTTGCCCGCCCCAGCCAGTCATTAGAATATCCTGGCGAATCTTAGTGGCCGTATCCTGAAGTACCAGAAGGGGCGTCCCTGCCCCAGTTAAGCCTGCCTTGGCATATAAGGTTCGCTGGGTAGCCTTCAGACGCCGACCTTTTTCAGCTATAAGTCCAGCCTCATATCCGGCTGCCAATTCTTCCCGCCGAGCCTGCTGTTCGGCGATTTTGGCATTGTAGGCCATATTAGCCTTTTGCTGTTGACCAGAAGCGTAAGTACCATAGGCTGTAGTCGCTGTGCCTGCTGCCGCAGCTATAGCAACATCAACGCCAACGGCAAAACTTGCGGCGGCGGCTTGTGTGGCTGCCGACATACCAGCAGTTACTAAGGCGGTTCCAATTTCAAAAGGCATAGTTTCACCTTTCGATGATTAAAGCAAACATTCTAGCGTCTGAATGGTCGGCGTGATATTTTCTCAATAGACCTTCATATTCTAGTCCAAGCCATTCAGCAAATCGTACCCCTTCAGGAAAATCCACCCGTAACGGAGCTTGTATGCGAATCAATTTATATTCCTCTATCCAAGCGGCCAATATCCGTTTTACCGCTTTGGGCATAAAACCATATTCGCCTATATCGGCCACGAACAGACACCAGCCTTCTGCAAAACCTGCGTAGATGATTTCCAAACCGCCACAGCCGATAATTCTTCCTTCGTAAATTCCCGTAACCGCCGGACCTCTGTTTTCCTTCATCTTAGCCCATTCGATTGTCTGCTCGTTTATTTCCAAGGTTGGCTGTTTGGCCTGCCCCTTGATAATCTCCAAGGCATGTTCGGCTTTATACGATACAATTTCTAATGCCATAAATCTATCCATCAATAGCCAACGGCAAACCAAAAAACGGGCGTAAGCCTAGTTCCTACGCGAGAGCGAATCTTGAAACTAGCGGCACTTAAAGTATGGGCATAAGGCGCATAATCACCACTGGTATCATTAGTTTTCGCTGGAGTGATTTGTATGTTATAGCAACCATTCGTGAAAGCTGTGGCAAAAGTAACAGTCGTATCCGCCCAAGTGCTGTTAGTTAAGGTCGCGCTTCCCCATTTCATAATCATGCCGTTAGGCAACGTGCAACTGACCGTACCAGCAGCCATGCCAGCGGCCACTGTAGGGCTAAAAACAGATATGTTGTTATCCACATAAGCCTTGATGGATTGTTGCGTAGCCAACTTGGTGTTTGAATCACTACCCATAGCATCTTCGTCTAAGATTGCCGTACCCGACACGCCTGTATCTATAACTGGGCTGGTCAAGGTTGGCGTAGTTAGGGTCTTGCCGGTCATGGTCAATGTTCCGGCAGCCACAAAATCATAGACGGAATCTTGGCTGGGCGGTGAAGTCGTACTGCCGGCATTAGCCCCCATATCATCTTCATCGAGTACAGTAATGCTATCAGGCACGCCTAATGTAGCCCTAGCAGTTGCCGCGTCAGCATCGTCAAGTATGGTTTGGGCAAAAGCGCTTATTCCCAGCGTAGTCAAGGCTGCTCCGGCATTGGCATCATCCAGCAAGGTAGCTGCAAAAGCTGAAGCCGTTGTGCCGGTAATGGTAGTCGCCGTAACCGAAGGCAGGCCATTGGCATCGAAAGTCAGATAAGACGAAGCCCTGCTGACGGCATCGTCCAAGGCACAGGCTGCCTCTACTGTTGAACCGTCAGTAATAGGCACACGCAAAGATCGG